GCTAGCTAGGCTGCCCAGGATGGCAGAGGATGGACATGGTACGGGTACAAAGTACAGGTACAAGAACGCTGGCGGAATCAAGGTACGGGTACAAGGCTCGCGTTCCAAAGCGCCCGGTAGGCGTGCGTGGGGGGGGTGTTTACAGTAGTGTGGCACTCACGGCGCTGAGACACTTGCTGCGCTGGGATCTTCGTAACGTGTTTCGTAACGCGTTTGGAAGTTTGGGAGCGAAACGGCTCCGGCCTTTAGGGCCGGTGGTGCTGTTTCGATCTGCGGCGCGTCTGGCAGCGTAAGCCGAAACACCTGATCCCGGCTTTTAGTAGCCGGGGGCGTTTCGTCTTGGTTAGTGTGGATGCGCGCGTGGTTTTAGATGAAGGGGTGCGTGCGCGTGCGTTACGTGTGCGCGAGGGGTTTGGATCGCTACAACCGATAGAGAGTGGGTACTCTTCGACCTCTCCGGTGTCCTGCACGTAGGCATTTCGGGAGGATGCGTTACCGGGGGATCTCACCCAGGATTTCCTTCAGGGATTTAGCGTGCTGTCGGTAAGGGTATTTAATTCCCGGCTTTACGGCAACACCTTTCGCCACGCGACAGGTTAGACTTAGGGCGCACCTGTGTTTCGCATCCGCAGGTGCTGTGTACCTCTCCTCGTCCGTCTCGGGGAAGTTTGCGCCCTCCATCAGGCTCTGGTGCAGCTTCTCCGGGGCGGATAGTAACCCTCTTTCAGAATCGGTTTATGCCTTACCGCAGGTTTGAATCAAACCCCTTCTCGCAGTACGAGTACGACCCACACCCGTGGCAACTTTTGATGCATCGGAGTCCGGCGAAGATAAAGTGGGTTCAGGCGGGTCGTAGAGCAGGTAAAACGCGAGCCTCCTTGCAAGAAGACCTCGACCAGATCGATTTTATTTCTCGGAGATTCGTCCAGAACCAGCGGACGGGGAAATACCTCACAGCGGAAAAAGCCGGGCTGATCCCCTCCATCCACTGCTGGACAGTCGCCCCTACCAAGGCGCAGATGTACCAGGTATGGAACGAGATGCAGGCGTTCATTCCGCCCTACCTTGTTTCGCGCACGAACCCGTACGCAGAGGACAACCGCAGGGGGGGCGGGAGAGGATCCGGGTTCAAAGAAGATGACCTGCACGTATGGCTCACGTTAAAAGACGAAGACGGCGAGTGGCTTACGGTTGACCAGGAGAGTACGGGTAAACAGATACAACGCCCCCGCCCTATCATCTTCTGGGAACTGAAGTCGGCGAATAACCCCGACTCCCTCCAGTCTGTCGGGCTGGACTTCCTTCATATCACGGAGGCGCAAGACGTCTCAGAAGCAGCCTGGTTAAAGCTACGGCCTACGCTTATGTCTCCCGGCAGGATGGGTAACGCTCTTATCGAAGGGATCCCACCTGAATCCCCCTCCCACTGGTTCGCACGGGGCTTCAAACGCGCCATGGAGTCCAAGTCCGGCAACCGCCTTACGGCAGGTTTTCACGCTACTTACCTCGACAACCCGCTTCTTTCCGAAGACCAGGTCGAAGAGGTTGAAGGCGACAAAGAGATGATGCTGATCGAGGACTGGGAACGCCTTTACATGGCAAAGCAGCCCGAAGGAAAGGGCGCGTTCTTCCAGAAGGTCAACGAGGCGAGAGGGCGAGACGGCTGCGAAGAGTTACTTACTCCGAGGTTCGGGCGGAACTACGTGGCAGGATTAGACCTCGGTCGCTCAAACGACCCGACTGTTCTTGTAATAAAAGATCGAGTTACCCGGGAGTCCGTCTACGCAGACGAGATGCTGCATACGGACTGGAACCTGCAGGTCGCTACGATCAAATCGACCATCGCTTACTGGGGTGTAGAGCAGGTCTACATGGACTCCACGGGACTCGGTGGCCTGATGGGGCGTGATGTCCTGTTCTCGGAACTCATGCAAGAGAATGTTCCTGTCATCGGGTATAACTTTTCCCCCCAGCGCAAGTACCAGTTATTTCTCGATTACGCCATTGCTCTCCAACACGGATCTACTTCGTTTCCATCGTCATGGGATAAGCTAGCCAACCAGTTGCTTGACATGGCGCACAGGGAAACAGTCAACCGGGGGCATCATTTCTACGCCATGTCGGGCGGACATGATGACTGGGTTGATGCCGAATGCCTTGCTCTTATGGCCTGCGATCCTGCGTTGGAAAGAATGGGCGACCAGTTAAATGCAACAGCACCAACCATTCAGCAAATGCAGCCCGTAGGCGGGGTTGTTGAATCAGTAGACCCGTTCTTCTCGGCCCTTAACGCTCAACGGGCTGAAAAGAAGCGGCAGAACTACGAAGCCCAAATAGCAAAGCAAGATGATCTCTTGAGAGAATTAACAGGGACAACTGAATGACTTCCATCATGAACTCGATCCCGGCGGCAGACCGTGATTCACTTCCGGATGTGATTGAAGATTTCACGTCAGATCTTCTTGCTGCCCCCAGGCTTGATGAGCCTGAGGTCAATATTGAATGGGTGCGAGAGCAGATGTCTCCGGGGGGAGCCTTGGGGACTTTTCAGGTGTTCCATAACAACTGTGCAGAAGCAGACAGTTTTTATCTCAACGAATTTGATTTCTCAGTCCCTAAAGGCGGAACTTCAGTCAAGCTAGGGACGGGTCATTCGGTTGTTAATACCCTTGTGTCCCATGTCATGCCTAACTTCATGGACATTTCAGTCCCGCCCCCGGGCGCGCGAGGACAGGCACGAGCGGAGCGGATCGAAAAGTTCCTGACCGGCGCACACCACACGATGGAACAGCACACTCCAACCCTTCGGGACACGATTAAACACCAGGGGCTGTACGGCATTGCGTGGGAGAAGATCGAGTTCGATCCAGAACGATGGGAAGATGTTCCTGAACCCCCGGAGGACGGAGAGTCGGATAACGGATACCGAGAGAAAGTCCGAGGGATCCTGGAGCGTCGGGCTATTAACTGGCCTATCAGCGCATCGGTCGCAAACCCACAGAACATGGTCTGGGATCACACCAACGGGTCGAACCCCCGGTGGATTATTAACTTTTACGAAGCAGAGGCTTCGTGGATACGAGCGACTTTTCCGGATGCTGAAGAGAACGGTGTTCGCGGCGAAGGCCTGACTACTGTCTGGGAGGTCTGGACACACTCGCAGGTCGCATTCTACGCAGACGATAAAGTCGCATTGTCCCCGATGAAACACGGGTACGGCAAAATGCCGTGGATCCAGTACTGGTCACAGCGCGGGCTGGTTACGCCAGAGGCTAAACCTGAAGACTTGTACCGTGGCATTCTCCACGGGCTGTTTGACCTACTCAGGGCAGAGTCCAAAGAAGCCTCGCACTATCTCGACATTCTCTCCCGGGCAACATGGCCTACCCGAGAGTTCGTAGGCCCACCGAGCATGACGCAAGATGTCATGCAGAAATGGTCGGACGCTCCCGGCGCAAAGAACTTCCGCCCGGAAAACGTCACAGTCGGGGTTGCGGAGACTCCACGGCCTCCGCAGGAGATCGCCATCGGGCAGCAAATGATCTCAGGGGCCATCGAGGACGATACAGTTCCTGCTGTTTCACGGGGCCAGCGTCCCGTAGGAGCCGCTTCCGGGTTCCACACTGCTGTGCTGGCGGGGATCTCCTCGCTGTCCTTCTCTCCAGAGGTTACGGCTACAGGGAGAGGGATACAGACACGAAACGAGATCATCCTGCGGATTGTCGAACTGGTCATTCAGGACAAGTTGACCGTCTGGGGCAAGACCGAGGCGGGGACTTTCGACGAGTCGATCAACCCCCGGACAATCCGAGGCCACTACGTTTCTATCGTTCGCCTTAACTCTGTCTCCCCCGAGGAGCAGGAACGCAGACGTAACCAGGCTCTTAGAGAGTGGTCATCGGGATTCATAGATCACACCACTGCTCTTAGAAACGCAGGCCAAAGTCAGCCCCTGGAGGTACGAGCCAACCTGCTTGCGGAAACATTCCTCAAGGATGAAGAGGTTTTCGCTGCACTCAGGGGCGAAGCTGTCCGCCGCATTCCGATTATTCAGGAAATACTGTCGGCTTCGGAAGTTACGACAGGCTCTACCGGACAGGTTAACCAGATTGCTGAAGGTATTATTAACAGCATCCAGGCTCCAAATGCAGGGAACTTCTCGTCGGCTAATCAACCGGGGTTCTCCATGGCAGGAGAAGCGGCGCGTACGCGAACTAATACGTCAGGGGTGGGTGGCGCAGGAGTAATGCCGGGAAGTTTGCAAGACGCTCAGATGATCGGGCGACAGATAGCTGGCCCGAGAAGTGGGAACCGTAGGGTTCCGGGGGCCGATCTAGCACCGGGAGGTACACTTGGCTGATAACAACCACCCCCTGGAGAAGGCTTATGTCGTTTACGACGAAGCGATTAAGCGCGCCTTGGAAGACCTAGACAAGGGGTTCCGAGGCATGACCCAGTTCCCGGGTATAGATAAAGAACCGAAGCAGCAAAAACCCGCCCTGCCCTTTAACCCGATCAGGAGAATCTAATGGCTAATTACTGGGTGTTTAGAGACGGACAAACCAACAAGCTTGAACATCACGATATCGGTTCTGCCACGCTCAAGGATTTTCTAGCGGCTAACCCGTCGTTAGGGCCGGTTAGGCGCGGGACTGTTGCGGATCCTACCTACATAGCACCAACATCTTACGGCGGAAATGTTGAGGCTCCTGTTGTTGAGCAATCTGCCCCGACCAGTTCAGCGCCAGCAACTCGCTATATTCCTCCACCACCAACCCCTGACCCAATGGATACGTTTAGGGCTGCAAGCG